TGCTCTAATCGAATACTGCCTCCATCCGCAGATGTTTCACTGTATGCACCATCCACATTTTCATAAACAACAGCATACTGGTACTGACAGTCTATTAAACCACCAACTGTTATTACATTACTAGTACCATCATCAGCTGTGCGCTCACTATCAATGGACCCAACTCGACCTCTAACAGAGAACCCACCGTTGTTAGCATTTGATTGTCCTGATGCTGTTCTCTCTGGACCCTCGGCATCAGGAGGAGATGGTGGGGCTGTATACCCAAAAGGACGGAGCCTAAAACCATCCCAAACCCAAGCTGCCCCACCATCAGAATATGTAAAGTACATACGGTTCCCAAACACCTCAACTTGTGCAGGATAGTGCTGTCGTTGTGTTGGTGTCACTGAAGTAGTTGTATTACCTTGGGTGTAATAATACTGCTCAGTTAATCCTTTTATAGTTGGTGTACCTAGCCGATTCCATGGCGTATATCTAAATACACCTGTTTTGGTAATGAAGAGTAACTCAGGTCTAGCTCCCTCAAATCTGCCATATGCCATAGCAAGAATGCCTGATTGTTGATTGTTACCTATCAACACACCGGTCTTGAATGGTGCGGGTTGCTGATCTGAGTTCCATTGGTTTGGTATCAAAGGCATGATACGAAAACGAGAAGACATCATGCCGTTCTCATCAACCGTCCAGTTCTGAATGAGATTAGCTGTCTGTCCCGTTGAAAACGGAGTTTCCCCCATGATACGGGCCAAGCCCACGGATGCGCCCTTGTAACCCTTCCATGTAGCCATAGCAGCCTCCTATGGAGTAATGTCTGTTATTTTACGATTGCGTGATGGACCAAATCTATGTCCTCTCGCAGAGATACCGTTTCCGAACCGACCGACCTGGTGACCTGCAACATTGTATGTCCGACGTAGGCGGGTCAAATGCATCTTGTATTCATCCATGTAGAAAGCTTTTCTACTGGGTTCTCCGTCCCTATCTCCAACGACCATACTTGCGACCAATGCATATAGACAATCATAGCAGTCTGGAGGAAGCCTTGGAGTATCGGTGTCGTAAGTCAATTGTGGTGGACGACGAAACAACCTAAGTAGAATCGGTGTCTCTTCACTTATGCTTCGATCAAACCGAATATGAAAGTGCCCATTGGTTGCTTTGAGAGTTATGTGTCGATCAACAGGGTCATCATCACCTCTATCAATCGTGACCGTTTCATATCCCTGAGTGACACGCCACAAATAAAATGTGCTGTCATTTTCAACTTGCACACCATGTATCGATGTTGTTGTCTCTTCGGTAGCCAAACGACGACGGAAAAACCACTTCTCAACACCATTATGATGATACGATAAAGCAGAAGTATCAGGTCCGTATCCATACACATAGTCAATGTCTGGAGTTGTAATCTCGATTGCGCCTTGACCCCATGTAGTAGTCGCTGACACAGAAGATGTGCTTGGGGCTGACTGATAAAACGGTAGCAGTAAACCCTCGTTACTATTGAGATACTGCTTTTGTCTACCCCATACATGCATCACGATATATTCAAATGTTCCAGCTGGGCCATATGATATTTGTTGTACAGCATTTTCATCGAATCCCCAAGCATCTGCGGATGCTTTGTCATACACTTTCAACACTTTTAATTGAGGAGCATAGTGGGGTGAAGGAAGCTGGTAAAAGCTTCCTCGTGCGTACAGTTCCGGCTGACCTTCCAATCTGAATCCAACGCTGTTGCGATAGTTGGTTAGGTCTGCGAGGAATGCACTTTGTAAAATTGGAAATGGACTGTTGTCGGGATTTCTTATCACCTCAACAATCTCTTGGGCATCGGCTGGATATGGGTATTCTTCCGTAAAGATACGAAATCCACTCATTAAAGTACCAGCAGGCGCACCTGTAGCATTGGGAGAATCAAGAACAATCCTTTGAACAGAGGGAACCACTAATGTATACACATCTTGAATACGTCGATAATAAAACCGACCCTCATATTGATACTCTAATGTTCTTGCTCTTACGCTACCATCAACTGCGATTGGTGCTGTAGGATTCTTTGTTCCTATTCCATACGGCAAACTCATCACTCTAGTGTCAGCCGTTGTTGACAGATCGCCCGTGCTAAATGAAGGCTCTGCCATTATACGAGTTTCTTCGTATAGCAACTGCTTAGGCAACTCCGTCCACATCTGCCGGACTGCCATATTAATAAATGTATTGAGGCGAGTGTCACCTGAAGTCCCCCTATCAGGAAGACCCAGGCGAACTCGAACCTCGTTACGTATGTCGGCTAGAGTGCCAAACATTTATCACCTATATTAAATTTAAGTAGGCTTTGATTGTATCGTCAGAAGCTTTCGTTGACAGTGACACACCACATAATACTGCGCTTAGTCCAGCACCCAATGTCAACGCGATAACTTCACCAGGAGTACCACTAGTCGCAAGTAAAGTACCTACACCATCAGCATAAGCATTTGCAACTTTGACTTTATCAACAACACCACGACAAACAACAAACCCATAGGAACCTGATGCTATATCGGTAATAGCTACACCAGCAACTTTAATGGCTTCATTATTGAGAGCAGCCAATGGAGCCGCTTCGCCTGTTGAATAAAGTGCATTTGCGTTTGCTGCTGCAACCTGACAAATATCGCCTGTAGCAATTGCTGCCGTTGCTTTAATTAAACGTACATAACGAAGAGAAGTGTTGCCACTGTCGTCTGTATGTAGGTCTTCATAAATTTTACCAACAACTGCTTGTTTTTCAGTATCACTATAAAAAGCTGACGCTCTTATTACATTAGACATTTTAAACTCCTTTTAAGTTAGGTCTGCAAGACAACCTTGGATCAGCAACTGATGTACAGCCAACTGAGATTCAAGGAAAACATAACCAACGTCAGCGTCCATATTACCGTGCATTGTATGATCGGTAAACTTGGTAACGCGGAAGTCATTGTTTGCATTTACATAGTATTGGATACCATTTGGATTCAGTAGGTATACAAAGTTAGTAGGTACAGCACCAGGTGTAGTTGGGTCAATACGATCATCAGTCATGAAGCGACTGTTGTAGTATTTTACACCATTGATTACGTGGATGGTCTTTTGAGCCATTCCGCGTTCAAGATCCTCTGGTCGATACATCAAACCGGACATTGTTCCGTAGGTACGGATAGCATCACCGATTGCAATATGATTTGGGATAGAAGTCAAACCAATAGATATACCCTCATTATCCTGTGCATATGAGTCAGCAGTCATCTTTACAGCTTCAGCTTGTGTAAGGAATGTTCCACCAAATCCATCATGCTCTTCAAATTGATTGTACCAATTGTCTTGATCATCAATCGTATCAACTTTACGGCCCAAGTTCATGTACCCAAAACCTGATGCTTCCTGTGCAGTAGGACTCTCAAAGCGTAATGCACCGTTCTCAAATCCAGATGAACTCAAACCAGTTCGGAAACCATTAAGAGTTCCAAATCCAGATAATGTTCCTACATCACCAACGAACATTTGACGAGCAACGCTGTTCTGGAATGACTGCATTACTGCTGTAGTCGTATCCTGTACCCAACGCTTCTTGTCTTCGTTAGACTGCATGCGATCACGGTCAATATGAGGCAGAATAATCGGCTTCACAAAGCGTGCCCAATCACCGAAGATAAAGTCGAAAGTCTCTTTCTTGGCTAAGGGGATTTCAAGATTTGTGCCGTTCAGCTCAGAAATGTCTGAATGACCGGACTTGATACGAGGTACTCGGACGTTCGTACCACCACTGCGGATAACCTTATTACGCTTACGCATGGCCTCCAACAGTGGGTTTTGTGAGTAGAAAGAAGGGATAGACTTCTTCACTACATCTGCAACTGTAAAGTTTGCAAATTCTAATAGACCCATGACGGTTCTCCTTTTTTATTACATGTCAAGTAAATACTCGCCTCGTGACATAATATCATCGAATGACATATCAGACACATTAACGACGGGCATATTGGGAGCAAGTTCGCCCCCAGAAACGAGTGCTTGTTTGGCAGCGTGAGGATTCTGTTGTCTAACAGGTGCGGAAGGTGTTGCTGGCTGAGAAGTTGATCGAGCAGATGGCGTAGTTCCACCATGCCTATAAATAGCCAGTTTGTATGCATCAACCATTTTGTCATACAACGAATCCCCTATGTATCGGCTATGAAACGAATCATGTTGCATAGATTCTACAAACGCTGCTTTTACAGCATCGCTTTGATTATCATACTCCGGAAACTCCATAGTGAACAGTCTATGACACATCTCCACATTCTCTGTAGACATGATGTCAAAACTTTCGTTAAGGGAGTTATATTCTTGAATAATCGGTTCTAAGTTGCCTTTCTTAGCCTCGTCAAGACCCTCTATAAGTGTTGTAAAGTGTTCACTTAATTCTTTATATTGACTTATTTGCTCGTCTAATTCAGTTTGAGTTTCGAGCACTAAGCTCATAATCGGCTCAATTTCGGAACGTGCCTCTTCACTTAGTGTACTAAGATCAACCTCTTCCCAAGACTCGTAAGTCTTAGGTTCGGTAGGTTCTGACTCTATAGATTCAGAGGTTGGCTCTTCTGGGCTAGATTGGTCTTGGAGGTCCGGCTGGGATTCCAGCTGGGGCTGCTCCGGCTGGACCGAAGTTTCCACCTGGTACGAATCCGGCTGCTGCTCCGATTGGGACTCCGGCTCCGGTTGGGATTGCTCCACCTGCGGTTCCGGCAAGCTCTCTGGCTCTGTTGACTGCGATTGCGAGATCGATTGCTCCTGAGTTGACTCCATCAATAAACTCCTTAAGTTGTTCGGGTTGTTGTAAATCGTATAATCCTGGATCAATAGCGTCAATGATTAATTGAAACGCCATTAAAATATCCGGTGTAATGTCTGATGTGGCTGCTGGTAGTAAACCCATTGACACCATCCGTGCAGTAGCCTGTTGGACTGCGTCTGGTTCGACTGTTCCTAACATTCCATCTGCTGACATTGGTGCTGCTACTGGTGCTGCGGGTTCTGGCATTGGTGCGTCAGCTGGTGCAGCCTCAGCACCTGAGATTGCACCCTCAAGTTGCCCTAATGCTCTGTCCAACTCAGCCTGTAATTCTGCATCACTCATTTGCTCAAGTGGCCTCTGGCTTGTCATTCCTTGACTCATACTCATCGGATACCTCCTTCCATCGATTATATTGGCTGTCATTCCAGCCATTAGATTGTTGAATTTCTTCTTTGTCGCCACGATCAAACCAAGCTTCTCGGCCCTCGTTGACTATAGTTTTGTGTTGATCAACAGCTTGATCTGTTGTGTATTCTCTATACTCGCGTTGCTCTTTAGCTGTACATTGAACAACACCATTGTTCTTTTCCCAAGCACGAACATCATTAGAATCATTAAATCGTTCACTGCTACCGCTACCCAGCAATGTAGATTCTGCCTGCATAAGATCAAAGAATATTTGTCCACCTAAACCAAAATTAGACATCACTCGTTTTGATTGCGAACCACACTTGCATACATCAACAGATGGCAAATCTGCAAGCAAAATACGACGATAGACATGACCCTTTTCACATTTGTACTTTACGAGTGGCATTAAATTTTTCCCGCTTCCTTGGCTTCCATAAGCTTCATCGATATTTTTTCGACAGCAGATTCTGGTAATCCAAGACCATTTAAAATATCGATGAATGGATTATCTGACATAGAGGATGACTCGGATGAGTCATCTTCTGTTGCGCTCGAAAATGCTTCCTCATCGTTCATGTCCTCTGACGGCTCTTCATTATCGTCAATCATTTTCATTGCGTAATCTTCTGGTTTCATCTTCATATCAAGAGGCATATCTGGAGCTTCCAGTAGAATCAATGCGATTGATTCTTTGTCGCCACCTTTTGCTTTTTCACACATACTTTTTGGATAATGCATTTCTAACTCCTATTGAGGGGGGAAAGGTAATTGTTGTCCCATCTGTGCCATTGCTGCCTCACCTTGTGCGACGGCTTCTTCTTCTACATCATAGTCATCTTTTAAGATGCTTGGACGCACAGAGAACATATCAACAAGCTCTTTTGTGATCTCTCTCCAGTCAACCTCTTCGTTCGATGGAGTAGATGCAAACTGACCGAGTAATGCAACCAGCTGCTCTCTCCGTACAATCTTGTCCTCCATGAGGGGACTAAACGGCAGTATGCGAAACTGTGGCGAAGACTCGACAATTTCTCGTGCAAGTACACTTGGCTCTACATCTAGCTGTGTAGATTTGGTTATCATTTCCATATTCACACCAGAGGCTTCTTGATTCTCTATGGCCCACCTCATGATCGACATCGCCTTGTCAAAACCTCTCTTGACAAATTTTGTCAATACTCTAGTACGAACTTGCATACGACCCTGCACAGATGATTGCACCATATTGGCTTCTGCTGCTGTACGAATGTTCCTTACTTGGCCTCGCTGATAATCAGCCATACCAGCAATGTTTTTTATGTTGACTGTTGCCTGTTCAAGATGTCTATTAAAATCAAATGTCGTTGGCATATCTGGAGTGACATACACCATATCACCGACTAAAGCCTGACCATCTGTCTCTACAGGAACGGGTTCCCATGTTTGAGAACTCATGAAACGTGCCGCGTCTTCTTCATTCGGAAACATAGCCTTATCGTAAAACATACGCTTAGGTAGTCGTCTTACAATCTCTCGACGTGCTGATACAAGCTCATTGATGTCTTGCTGCAATGGAGCCAGTAGAGATACATCTGGTATTCCTCTCAGTCTACCAACACCATCGTGGAATACCAGTTGATCATATGGATTCCCATATGGTAGCTCAGTGATCATCAGTATCTGATCGGTTCCGGTATGGACATGGTACAGCAGCTTCTTTCTAAAATCCCAATACTCATGCAACGTCACATACTCTTTGAGCATTTCTTTTTCATATTGCTTGTCATCATATGCATCGTTTAAAAAGCTTTCGATCAACGATCTTGGGAACGTGTCAGGCTTAATCGCTTTGCCATTCTGTAAAACATAATACCCAGATTCAATCCGCTGACGAACAACAGATTCATGCAACATGAAGCGTTCACTCGCCCAAGATATGTCAGTCAATCTGCGTGCAGATGGATCAAACTGAACTTCCCATGGCATCTTCATACGCCATATGACCTGACCTC